GGCGATCCGGAGCCGGGCCAGCCGATCGTCCCGCGCACGGCTTACGAAAAGGAGCGCGCCCGCCGGCAGAACTGGGTCGAGCGCGCGAGCCGCGCCGAGGCCGAGCGGGACGCGCTGGCGAAGCAGCTTGAGGACGCGAAGAAAGGCCCGCCACCACCGCCGCCGCAGCCGCTGCCGCCGATCGACCCGGCGACGGACCCGGAGGGCTACACGCGCCGGATGCGGGGCGTGGTGCTGAACGAGCGCCTGAACACCAGCGAGATGATGGCGATGGACAAGCACGGGCGGGAAGTCATCGACCGGGAGACCGAGTACTTCAAAAAGCGTGGCGAGGCCGAGCCGCGATTGTGGGGCGAACTTTATTCCCAGCCGCACCCCTACCAGTGGATGATCGACAACAATGCGGCGGCGCGGCTGCACGAGGAAATCGGCACCGACCCGGCGGCGTATGAGGCGAAGATACGGGCGAAGATCGAAGCCGAACGCGGCGCCGACCCGCCGCCGGTCTCGCCGGTCGCCGGGATGCCGCCGAGCCTCGCGAATGCGCGGAGCAGCGCGCCACGCGGGATGAATGGATTTTCCGGCCCCCTCTCGATGGAGGATATCCTTGCTAGACCGAAACGACGTTCTTGATGCTCGATGACGATGACGGCGACTCATGACCGACCTCGCCATCATGACCGCCATCCTCTACGCCGCGCGACTCCAGCGCCGTGTGCCCGAGAGTGAGGCCGAGAAGCGTGGGACTATCGTTGCCTGCCTCGCTGATGCTATACGGATCGAGGCCACCGTAAGTGATTACGAGGCTGAGCCAGAGCACGTAGCCGAGCCTAAGCAACCGCCGCCGTCGCCGGGCACAATCGGGCGCATCGCGGACGCGAAGGCAACCCGTCGCCGGGGTTGATACGGGCGCTGGGCACCGCTGGCCCTCAAGCAGCGTGACCCCGTCGCCGGGGGACTGATCGGGCGTTGAGCCGTCGCCGGGCTTTATCCGGGCGTCGCCGCTTTCTCAATCGAACCGCGCAAACTCCCCGTGGAGACGCTTGGCCGCTGCCGTGTAGGCGGCATGTGCCTCTTCCTGGGTGCTGAAGGTGCCGAGGTAATGAGCCTTGCGACCAAGCATGATATGGGCTGCCCAACGTCCTGTTTTGGCGTCTTGACTCGCGCCCTTCAGAATCCCCACACGGCGCGTCCGTCGGTTTCGGTTGTTCTCCGCTCGCGTGGCAGGCCGCAGATTGCTCCAGGCATTGTTCGACGGAATACCGTCAATATGGTCGAGGACAGCGGCGGGCCATTCTCCCGTGACGTGCAGCCAGATCAGGCGATGTGCCTGATACGCGATATCATGCAGCCTTACCGACAGGTAGCCGTATTGACCATCAGGGCACCCAGCCGGTTTGCCAGCAAAACGCTTGTTCACACGCGGCAAAACGTCGTCGCGGTGTCGCCAGAACAGCAACCCGGTCGTCGGGTCATAGTCCAGGGCGCGTCTGACCATCTCAGCGGTGAGTCGGTCAGGAGGGACGGCGGTCTTTATCGGCATGGCCATATGAATATCACGGCGCTGACCCGAGAGAAAGCGAGTTGTCATCAACTCGACCCTCTAGGAATGTAATCGTATGGCCGATATGAACGTCACCCCCGCCAGAGCGGGACTGACTCCGCTTATCTGGGACAGCGATTTTTTCACGGAATACGTCAGAAAAAATCAGTTCGCGCGCTACATGGGCACCACCATGGGCGCGATGATCCAGGTCCGCGAGGACCTGACCCGCAAGGCCGGCGACACGGTGGTGTTCCCGACCGTCCGCCGCCTCGTCGGCGCGGGCGTCTCTGGCAATACCGTCCTGGAGGGCAACGAGGAAATCCTCAACGCCCGGTCGCTGAACCTGGTCGTGTCCGCGTTCCGGCACGCCGTCGCCGTCTCGGACTGGGACGAACAGAAGTCCGTCATCGACCTCCGCGAGGCCGCCAGGGAAGCCCTGATGGTCTGGGAACTGGAGAAGATGCGGAACGACATTATCACGTCGCTGGAGGCGATCACCGCCGACAACAACGTGCAGGTATCCTACGCCGCCGCCACCGCCGGCCAGCGCAACACATGGATGGTCAACAACGCCGACCGGGTGCTGTTCGGCGCGAGCAAGTCAAACGCCGTCTCCGGCGTCATGGCGACGGCGCTGCTGACGGTGGACAACACCGCCGACAAGATGACCGCCGCCATTGTCACGCTTGCGAAACGCATTGCCCGCACCGCGTCGCCGCGCATCCGGCCGATCAGCGTCAACGACGACGAGGAATGGTTCGTGATGTTCATGCCGAGCCTGCCGTTCCGTGATCTCATGCAGGACCCGGTGATCATCAACACGTTGCAATACGCGTGGGATCGTGGCCGCGATAATCCGTTGTTCACCGCTGGGGACATTCTCTACAACGGCGTGATCATCCGCGAAGTGCCGGAGATGCCGGTCATCGCCGGGGCGGGCACGGGCGGCATTGACGTCGCGATGTCCGCGCTGTGCGGCGCGCAGGCACTGGGCGTTGCGTGGGCGCAACGGATGAAGAGCACGACGAACACGCGTGATTACGGCTACATGCACGGGGTCGGCATCCAGGAGATGCGCGGCATCGGCAAGTTACGCTTCGGCACCGATCCGACCGTTGACACCACGAAGCCGGTCGATGCGGGGATTGTTTCGGTGTTCACCGCCGCTGTCGCAGACGCGTAAAGGAGGGTTTCCTCATGCCAGCGACGGCGACGGGGCGGGGTGCCCAGGTCATCCTCGATGGCGACGCGCAGCGGGCAGCGCGCGGCGCTTATGCTCCGACGTATTCGGCGAATGCCCGCGTCATGGAAAGTTTACGAGACGCGGGCCTCGTCGCCGATGGCACAACCACGCCGGACGGAACCACGAAGACAGGATCGCAGGCGAGTGATTATGTCATCGGTCCGGCGAAACGCGTCGGCGTTGCCTCAATGTCGCGGTCGGCTGGTTTGGCGCAACTCAGCAACCCGCGCACCAACCCGATCATGGCAACGCCGCCCGCGATCACGCAAAGCGCGACCATCAACGCGACATTGACGCGAACGGTGAACTGGAACGACGCGACGGCGAGCGTTTATAACTTTTATGGCGGGAAGCCGACCGCTGACATCGCCACGTTCTGCACCTTCAACTCCGTGACAATCAACGGTGGACAGAATGCTTTCGTCTGGCGCGCGGAAGCGATGGTCGACGCCATCAAGGTGCAGTTCACGGTCTTCAACTACGGCGGCACGCATTGCCGGTTTCTGGTCAACGATCAGTACGTGGCCGCGACACAAACCACGGTCGCCAACTCGGCAACGTCCTACATCACGTTGGACTTCACGGCGGCCGGCGGGCGCGCCGTTCGCAAGATCGCGCTGGAAGGTGAGAACGCGCTGGTGTTCCAGTGCTTCTCGGTTCTGCCGACTGAGAGCCTGACAAAGCCGGGCGGCACGGTCACGCGCATGTTTGTCGTGAGCGATAGTTTTGGCGCTGGTGGTGGCGCCACCGAACGGTTCAAGGCGTTCCCCCAGGTGCTTGGTGATCTGCTAGGCATGCGTGACCTGTGGAACAACGGCGTGAGCGGCACCGGGTATCTGAACCCTGGCGCGGGACAACTCACATTCCGCCAACGGCTTTCGGACATGGTCACGGCGGCGCCGGATATCGTTTTGATCGTGGGTGGTCATAACGATACCGGCCCGGCGGCGTTGCAGGCGGAGATACTGACTTATCTCACAGCCATTCGGGCGCAATCGGTCCTGAGTGGAATCCCCGTCATCGTCGCTGGTGTGAACGGCGCCAATCAGGCAACCGCCACGACAATCCCGCTGGAAAACGCCATGGCGGCGGCTGTAACGGCGTTCGCTGATCCGTTGATGTATTTCGTGCCGGAGGTGACCAACGCGGCGGGGCCGTGGTTCACCGGCACCGGCTCGACGGCGGGCGCGGCGGGAAACGGAAATTGTGACGTCTACATAAGTTCCGACGCGATCCACCCGAACGATGCTGGTCACGCTTTTCTCGCCGGCCGGCTGGCGGACGATATCCGGAGGATCCTGGGTCAATGGTAGGCGGGAGCAACCGATGAATGCCCGTCTGGGCCAAATTGGCCGCCGCGTTGGGTCCGTTGTTGCTCGGGGCGCTCGTTACGATCGCGTGGCAGAACAGTCACGCGCTCGCCGTGCTTTCGCTCAATGTCGAGCACCTTCGACTGGATCTCGCCAACACCCGCGCGTCCCTGGAGCCGGGGCGGACTTTCATGCTGCGGATCGAGCAGAACGAAAAACAACTCGACCATCTGCGCGAACTGGTCGAGGCGCGGCTGGTTTGTCCGCCAGGGGCGCCGCGTCAACCATGAGGAGAGACTGAAATGGCAACGAAACCGCACAGCGACACCGAAACGATCCATCGCACCGGGCGGTCGAACAGCGTCACCGGGGCTGCCGCTCCCGCGTTCGTATCGCCGCACACGACCGAGGAACTCACGCAGATGGCGGCGGGCTCGGTCGGCGCCCAGATCATCCTTGACTACAACGGCTCCGGCTCGCTTGGCGCGCGTGGTGGCGCGGGTGCGACGATGGAAGAGAACACCGCCGCCAGGGATGCGCACTACGTGGCGCTCGGCCTCGATCCCAACGCCCCCTCGGGGCCGCCCACGGCGCCAGACCCAGCGGGGGCTGTAAGGGCCGCCGGGGCGCCCGTGGGCCGCGCCACGCGCATCTCCAGCCTCGCGGCGGGCATTATCACGGGCGATCCTGGCACCGTCCCCGCGCCTCCTGGAGGCAGCAACGGCACCGCCAGCGCGCCGGTCAACCGCGACGTGCCGCACGTCACCCAGGCGGGCGACACGCTCAACTGCACGATGGGGAACTGGGAGGGCGAGCCGACGTCGTATGGCTACCAGTGGAAGGTGGACGGAGCCGTGGTTGGTACGGACGTGGCCACGCATACCGTGACGGCGGCGGACGCGGGCAAGGCGGCCAGTTGCATCGTCACGGCCACCAACGCGCACGGCTCGACGGCAGCACCGCCCTCGGTGGATCTGGTGATCACTGATCCGGCGGCGGGCGGACAGTCGCGGTCGAAGAAGTAGAGGCAATGACGGTCTCCGTCTCAACGATTGCTGAAAGGACGTTGCGGCGGCTCAACGTCACCGTGGTGCCGATCGATGATAGTCCGCAATTCAACGAGCGGGTGCCGGCCTCCACCATCGCGACGATGGCGCTCGTGGAACTGGGCGTAATCGCCTCGGACGAGCCGCCGATCGCGTCCGACCAAACGCTGGCGCTCGACAAGCTGCTGAGCGTTCACGCGGCCCTCGACGCGCAGCGCCTGGTCTGGTGGGACAGCTCAGCCATCCCGCGTGCGTTCGTCGAGGAATACGTCAAGCTGACGGCGGCGCAGGCGGCGTCGAGCTTCGGCAAGGCCGTCGATCCGGCGACCGTGGCGCTGTTCGAGGGGCGCGTGCGGCGGGGCGCCATGGGCATCTCCTCGCACGACCTCGCGGTCGAGGCGGTCATGGCCGTGCATACCGACCTCGTGGCCAAGGGCATCGCGCGGTGGACGAGCATGGACATCCCGGAGATGGCGGCGCCGGCCTACGAGATGCTTGCGGCCTACAATCTGGCGCCGAAGTTTCCGCCGGCCGAGCAGAAGCCCGCCGATGTGGTGCAGGCCATGCGGACGCTGTTCACCGTCACCGCTTTGCCGACGAGCGGCGAGCGGGTCGTGGCCGAATATTTTTAGGATGTGTCATGGCGTATAAGTTGGCGTACAGCGACTATGCGACCGGAGGCGGTGAGCCCATCCCCGGCCCACCCGGACCCAAGGGCGATACCGGCCCGCAAGGCCCAAAGGGCGATCCCGGCACATCCGGCGCCTCGGGGGGTCTTGGTCTGATCAACGTGCTGGATCATGGCGCCAAGGGTGACGGCGCGACCAACGATACCGCTGCGATTCAGAACGTGCTGGACACTTACGCGGGCAAGGCCGTGGTGTTCATTCCGAATACCGGGTTGCCTTACATGACCAACCCGCTGCGCGTGTCCTCGAACGCGGAGGTGCTGATCCACGGGACTTTGTTGTTGCGTCCCGGCGCGTCTCACGCCCTCCTCGCTTTCGATAATGCCAATAATGTCACCATCCGGGGCCATGGTACGCTCGATGGCAATGGCGGCGCGCAATCCGTCAATGGTTGCGGCACGCTTGGCGGTGATAACGCGCATAACGCGCGGATCGCGGGGCTGACCTTCAAGAACGCCTTCAACTGGAACGTCAACATCACGGCGTCCAGCAACGTAAGGCTGGACGGGGTGAGCCTGATCGGGGGAGTCAACTCCAATGAATTTGGAGC